ATTAGTAAAGTACTTGAGTCTTTAGAAAAGCGTAAAGGCATTAACTACTTTAATTTGGCGGGGCAATTGCTTGACCCAGGTCGTACGGGTAGCGCTGGAGAAGCTTTTGGACGAGGCGCAACATCTATAGGTAAAGACATAGAGCAAGATGAGGCTATGGAGCCTAATATTGCCATGATGCGTGCTAACTTGGCACAAGGTAGATACCAAATGGCGCAAAAGCAGCAAGGGCTTAATACACTAAATAGTCTTTATCCTACTGAAGAAGAACAACAGGTCATACAAGGGCCTGCTGCAACTACACCAGAAGGTGGTCGTGGTGTTGTAGCGCCTACTACCCCTGGTGCTACTCAATCTTCTTTGACTGGTGCAGCTCCGGCCAATAGAACCTCAGTGCCTGCAGTAAGCACTGGTTGGTTGCCTGATCGTAAGACTGTTAATATGATGTTGGCTGGTTCAGGTGGTGAGCCTGGGCCTGTGCTAAAGTCTATTGCTGAGGCCAGAATTAAACAACAATTGGACTTGGCTAAGCCTACTGATGCGCAACGAGACTTGATGCTATTGTCAGACCCTAATGTTGACCCCAATGTTAAAGCTGGTATTTACCAAAAGTATCTTGGAACTGACATTCAAAGAGACTTAATGGTGCTAAATAAACCTGACACTGACCCTATGTCAAAGTTATTTATTGCGCAAAAATACTTAGGTGATAGTGTTAAGCCTTTCACAAGACAAACGGCGCAAGGTGATGTACAAACAGACCCCATCACTGAAGTTAAAAAGCTATTAGAGTCAATGACAGGCGCAATTGCTAAACCTCCAGCAGTTTCAAGCTCAGCCACCAGTACCTCAACAGTGCCAACAACAGCGCCAAGACCAGCAGGTCCTACGTCTAATATTACACCTACAGCTGGGCCTTCAACTGCAGTGTATGGTGAAACAGTCACTACGCCTGATGGCTTTAAAATTCCTGTGCCACCTGCACCTAAAGCTGCCCCAACACCTGCAGGATTTGCAGCTAACTCTAAGCAAGCTTTGGAAGCTAGAGCTGAAGACATTAAGCAGAATACAGATTACATGTATCGCAAAGATGGTCCATTGGATAAAGCAAGAGTTAGAGCAGAAGCTGCCAATAACAACTTAGCGCAATACTCTAATATTATTGACTCTGTTAAGAATATCAAAGGTGGTATTTTAGCAGTGCCATTGCAAACATGGGATCGAGTCATTGACACTTTTGGCTTTAGTACGCCTGAGACTTATAAGCGTATGATCTCCACAGGCTCAGTAGATAAAGCAGCTAAGCAAGTTGTGGCCAATGATCTTAAAGCAGCTTTTGGTGGTAATCCTACCGAGGGCGAACGTAAGTATTACGAGCAAGGCTTAATCAATATTACTGATCCAAAAGAGTTGATTCTTTTTACTGCAATGATTAAACGTGCAGCTGCTGCAAGAGACATTGCTCGGTTTGAGTATTTATCAGACAATAAGCATTTTGGCTTGGACGCTGAAAAAACATTTGATGCATGGGCACGTAAACAACCTCTTGCAGTTTTTGAACCGGGGCTTAAAAATCTTGAAGCCAAGCTTATCCCGGGCCGCGGGACGCCTGAGTCTAAAACTACAATGCCTACGTCTGTTACAAGATACATTGGGAATAGAGCCATTGTACCTAATGCAGCAAATACCGGTTGGGTATATCAAGATACAGGAAAGCCCGTAGAATGAATGATAAATTACCACCTCTTCCCCCTGGCGCTACATTAGAGCCAGTTAATTTACCGCCTTTGCCTAAGAACGCCTCGATGCGTCCGCTTGAGGATGAGACACCTTATGACATAACAACAGGTATGCCTATTTATGGCTACCCACAATCGTCTAATGTGCCACAGCCTACTGGGGCAGGTAAAGCTGCTGAGCAACTCATGGCGGGTTTGGTGAATATGCCATTGCGGTATACCTTGACTGCTGCTAAGCCTATTCTTGGTGCAGCACAACTGTATTCACAAATGGCTGGGCAGCATACTTCGCCTTTACGACCATCATTGCCTGATCAAGCCATTAACGCTGTTAACTTAATTGAAGAAGGCACCAATCAAGCAGCGGGGCCTTTATCGTACGCAACTACAAGACCTGCAGGGTTTGCAGGAAACTTTAATCCTATGAGTGTAGGCTTAGGTAATGCAATCACAGCGCCTTTTTTAAAAGCAATGCCTAATACACCAAGATTGGCTAATATAGGCTCAGGAATTTTAGGTGGTGCTGCACTAAGTATGTATGAGCCAACTGCAACAGGTTTATCACCAGAAGAATTTGCTGAAGTTAAAAATAAACAATTGCAATATGGCGCAGGAGTTGGTGGTATATTAGGTGGAGTATTAGGCGGCGCAATGCCTAAAGATGTTCAAAAGCTACGTGATGCAGGTGTGACTAATCTTACGCCAAGTATGCTTAGTGATACCATGGGAAGTATTGCACAGTTTTCTCAAAAATATTTGCCTTTTATATCTGATGCAATTCGTAAAAGAGAGACTGAGGCGTTGCATTCTTTTAATAAAGGCGCAGCCAATACAGTTTTACAACCCTTAGGCAAAGAAGTGCCTCCCGGCATAGGACCTGGGTATGAATTAAATGAGCATGTTAAGAAGGCTGTTGGTGATGCATACACAGCAATTGCACCTAAGATTTCATTGCCTTATACCATGGCTGTTGAGCAAGACATTAATCGACAAATAAGCAATCTTGGTAGAGGCATGTCACGTAAAGCTGCTAAAGCATTTAGAAAAGAAGTAGATGATGCTATTAACAACGCGGTAACAGGCAACACAATTACTGGCGTAGCATTTAGAGATCTTGAAAGTAGTCTTGGCACTAAAGCCATGGACTATGTTTCTTCTAAAGATGCAATAGACAGGTCTGTTGGGCGTAGTATTTTTGCAATTCAAAATCATTTAAGAGGTTTACTTAAGAAAAGTAATCCATCGGTTGCTGAAGAATTAACTAAAATTCACACTGCGTTTAAGAATAGTCTACCTTTTAAAGCAGCAACCAAGTCTGCCGAGGCTACTAACGGTATTATTACTCCTGGGATGCTACGTCGCACAACCAAAAATCTTGAAGGTCTTGATGTGCCTATGCGTGATTTTGCTGATTCAGCAGTTAATGTTATGGGCAAACGTATAGTTTCGCCTAAGACTGCAGGTTCTGGCAAAGCTATTGGACTTGGCGCTGAAGTTGCGCCATTTGCAGGTGCACAAGTACCTATGGTTGCGGAGCATATGTTTCCCGGTAGTGAGTATGTATTACCTATGTTTACTGCAGGTATGCGAGGCCTATATTCAAAGCCCGGAGTAGGTCTAGCTAATTTAGCTTATGCAACACCGGGTGGTACATATGGAACAGTTGCAGGTCAGGGCGCAGGCGCTTTGGCTGATTATCAAAACTATTTGGATAAACAAAACGTAGGTCCAGAAGAGTAAGTTGCAGAGAAGCCAATCTCCTAGGGTAAGGAGTTTAGTCCCCGGCTGGTCCGGGGATTTTTTTATGGGCTAAACGAAGTGTCTGACATTGCTTGTGTGTACTTTGACGCCAATGCCAGTTCAACTTTTATGTTTTGTAATGCCAACATCATTTGGTCAAGGTTATACCCTTGGCGTAAGAATGTCAGGACAATGTCACGTAATTGTTCTTCAAGAATTAGATGTTGAGTAACCATTTTGAGAATTCAAAGTGAGGGTTGACGGACTTTTCAATGATGTTATGAGCTTCATAACGATTGATACGTGGTGGCTTATCATCAATAAGAATATGCTTTTTATCTTTTAAGATGTTATTGAACATTTCCATTTTAGATTCATAAACATGGAATGAACCTACCGCAACAGTTAAGACTCCCATTTCAACATTAAGAATAGAAGCTACAATCTCTTGCAAAAAGCTAAACGTAGGTAAGTCATTGGCCATGCCCCAAAGAATGTCTTGACTACGCATGATTGCACGACAGTTTAATCTACCTTTTCTAATTCTAAATTCTATGGCCAATGTGCAAGGCACATCCTTGGCTTCCAAGTCCATATGGTCAACATCAGTGCCATACATAGGAATAACTGCACGACGACTCATAGGGTCTTGTGTAAGTAACTTTACAATATGTTTAACACCATGCTTCCCAAACCAATAAGAACCATAATTGCTATTAAGCTTACCATTTGCAACAATCTTTCCCCACTGCGCAGCGTGCTCAGCAATAGAAAGATCAGTGGGATCAGCGTTAATATACCAAGCCATTTCACGCTTGAGGTATTTAAGATTAAAGTTTCTGCCAGAAAAGGAGTTGAATCGTACATATGGACCTACTGTATAAGTAAAGTTTTCAATTTCTAAAGCACGTTCACCTCTTGGATTGGTCCAAGTGCCACATTGTTGTAAAGCCTCATACAACATGATGAGGTTGTCTTCATTATGAATGGTGGAGATTTCCATGGTCTGCCTCAGTAATATGATAGGGTTGATTTGGGTAATGCTGCATGTGATGCAAAGGAGGTGGAAGCTTAATAGCTTTTACATTATGCTGTAACGCCCATGTGTAAGCATTATTGCCTAACGCAAAGATTTTTGTAGGCTTTAGCTTATCAATAAAGCTAGGATCAGTTGGCGTGCCTAAGTAAGTTTGTGTATTGATCCAATACAGACTTTGCTCAGAAATACCTTCTTCTTCCAACGCCATGGCAATCATTCTGCTAGGGCCATCATTGTCAAGGAAGTTAATGAAAGGAATGACCACTGCAGAGTCCCGCACGTTGGTTCTGGGGCCCTTATCGCAAAGCATAAGGATATTACCTTCTTTAAAGCATCCGCCTCCAGAAGCCTTGTTTATGCCTTGCTTAAATGTAATATCCTCAATCTTGTCAAGCAATGTTTCAATGTCATCAAGCTCATAGTCATAATGCACAACTGGCAATGAAGTTAATAACTGCAAAGATTCATACTCATCATAGACTTGGTGCAACTGATTTAGATTGTCTAAATACTCTGCATCGGGTCGAGACATGAAAGCTTTTGAACATGCTTCAAATGATGGTTGGCAATGAATGACTACGCCACCACGGGAAAGCGCAGCCCTTTCAAGCATACGCCTTCTAGGCATATCAATTCTATTTTGACCTTTGCGATACACATTGCCATAAACAGGCTCAGATAACCAAGACCTATCCATAATCACATGATCATCAAAAGTCAATGCAGGTGTCATTGCTCTAAAATAAATCTTACATAGATGCTCAGACTCAAGACCAGTGTATGGCCCATGCTTTACAATATGCACCATTTTCTTATTCTGAAGCCTCTGTCGTAAAGTCTCAGATAACGTGGTCTTGCCGGCACCATCAGGTCCTTCAAGAATGATAATCATAGTGTTCCTAGTTTTGTAATAGTCTCTGTAAGTTTTGCAGTACGTAAATTATTGGCTTGTGCATAAGCAACGATTTGACGCTCTGAGTCATCCATTTGCTCAATTTCATGCAATGTATAACTATAAGACTTGTCAATCACAGCAAGCTCTTTAGGGCTTCCACCTAAGATGGCACCTGCTGCGGCAGCATGTAAGTACCTAACTCTCCACCAACCACAACCTGCGTGATCATATGTTGGGCAAAGCACGCCTTTATAACCACCATACTCCCACACAATATCACTTTCAAGCATTCTTGGTTGGCCTAAAGCTTTACCACCTACAGATTTGACGGGCCAAGTTAGATTTTGAGCCAATGTCCATTCATGCGCGTCTTTAGATAGTGATGCGTTATACCACTCGGTTTTACGTTGCTTCCATGCAAGACTATGCACAGGAGGTACTTCATACAAAGGTGATGGGTCCCAAGCAATAATGTCAGCCACGTTTAAGCCCATCTTGGCAGAGTTGCCCCATGGGAATAAAGGCACCAACCATTTATGCTCGCAAAGATCATCAGGTTTAATGATATGCGACCATGTAGGTAATATCTTTTGAAATGACCAGTCATCCAAGCAAATATAAGCATCATGCCTTTCCTGCAACACAAGCTCCACGCCTCGAGGATGGACCGCGTTATGATCCAATGGGTACAAAAACAAAAAGACTTTATCAAACCCTTTTAAGTTTGTGTTTTCATTGACAGCGCCATGCTCAACATAGTGCCCCATGGACGTAAAAGCTTTGGCCAAAAGCTCAGGAATAGACGCAAACTTAGTTGTACTTGCTCTATTTGGATGATTGATATGTGTCTCAGTGACGCCAGTAATAAGAATATTCATGGCAATTCCAATGCAATAAAGCCTTGAGCCTCATCGTAATTTACATCGCCTGTACGACCACCTGCATTAACGTATTCACCAACAGTCATACCTGTTTGATACAAAGCAAAACGATCATAGGCTAAAGTGCCATTACGCTTAGGATTCTTTTCAACCAACACGGTAATGATAGCGTCTTTTTGTGCGTATCGACGTGTTCGGCCAGCTTCATCTGCTGATGGAATTGTAAAGTCTGGAACTATAGGGTTACGGGGTTGCATGTTGTTTCCTTTCAATGGTCAGTAGCCATTATTGTATCACGATTGATGTAATCTCGCACCGCGTTTAACAAGCTTTGTTGAGTCTTGTCTTTGCGACGCACCGCTTTTATTATGGCTTCATCTACAGTATCTTTTGCAATAATGTGATGAACCATAATGTGATTCTTTTGACCTTGTCGCCAGAGTCTGCGAATAAACTGTTCATAGATTTCTAATGACCAAGTCAATGAATACCAGATGACAGCATGCCCAGTGCCTTGTAAGTTAAGGCCATGACCCGCCGACATTGGATGAGCCAAAAGAACTGACGTTTTGCCGGCATTCCAATCATCAATAATAGCATCAAGTTTATGACCCACAACGCCACTGCCAATAACAGGCGCACTTGGAAAGGCTTCTTGCAGACGCTCCAAGTCGTGTTGAAAATGATAGCCAATGATGCAAGGTTGGCCCGAT